ATATTATAATTTAATTTTTATTTTTATTTTTTTGCTCTTTCTATACTTTCCTCTATTATTTTAGAAGTTAAAACATTGTTAACTACTTTATTTTCTGACAATTTGATTATAAATTCAAGTTCATCAATTGTGCTACTAAGTGAAATATAAGTAATTGAATCCATTTCATAATTTTCTCTACTATCTTTAAGTAATTTAATTCTAGATTTAATATAATTTGTCATAACCTTTATTATTTATTTTATGTTATATATAAGGCGTGTGACACCTTGTCACCCTACTCCTTAAATCAACATTGTAAAGATAAGTAGATTTACTTGGGAGGCCAAACATCCACCACCAAACGGAGTAGGGGAGTTAATTATTTTTCCAAATATGGTTTGGCTTAATAATTTATATAATTAATTGTTATAGAAGAATATTGAAAAATCTACTTCAATGCCTTTTTGTTTTTTTATTACCCATTGTATATTCCAAAAAGCTTTATATACACTACCGGCGTATTCTGGAGATATTGAATGGGAGGTTTTCCATGTGTACTCACCCCCATCTGTTCTATGTTTATTTATAACCCATAATTTATCTCCTTTAATAAGACGATCTACTATTTTCTTTTGAGCAGGAGTAAATTTAATTATTTATATAACTCTACTATCTCCTTCATTAAATCCTCAGTACTTAATACTGTTGGTTCTCCAAACACCCAATCCCACTCAATCAGCTCATAACTAAACATATCATTTGATCTTTCAGTTAACATTTTACTAATTATATTACTTATTTCATTTTTTCCAGCATACATAACGGAATCACTAACATTATTGAATACAAACTCTTTTCCTCCTTTCATTTTCCAATATGGTGTATTAATATCACCATAATTTTCTCTATATTGTGCTGTAACTCTAATTGAACCTGCGATCATAACCTTTATTTTATATGTTTAAAATTATATATTATATTTAATTATTGAGTTAAGTGATAACCATATCTCAAATCAACATCGTAAATTTAAGTAGAAAATTCCGGGAGGCCAAGCCTCAGTCACCATACTTTATTGGGGAGGAAAATTACTTTCCTTTTTTTGTTTGGGAATGAATCATCCCAAGTCCAATAATAAAAATTATTCCAATACCTGTTAAAATTTGAGATAGTAAAACTAAATCAACAATATTCATAAAAACTTATATTTAAAAGTATACTAATAAATATTATATGAATTAAATTTTAGTTATAGCAGATATATCTACCGGATAAACAGTTCCATCTTTTCCTTTACATCTATAATATACTCTTTTTATGGTACCATATTCCATTTCATGGGTACCTATAAATTCTCCTATATGTGTAGTTCCAGCAAATGGGAACATTACTTTATCTCCTATTTTCAGTTTGTTTTTCATTTTTAGCTTTTATAGATTTATTACCCTTTAATAGTATCCACCCATTTCTATCACCACCTACATGATAACCCTTTATATTATTTAACACTGCATATATAACCGCCTGATCATATTCTTTAAAAACCATACTATCCTATATATCCATCCAAAATATGAAAACTGATTACCCAATTTAGAGCTGTAATTTGATTTTGTATTTCTTCAATTTTAGCGATATTAAGAATTGTAGGTTCCTCATTTTTGAGTTTTGTAACTTCATTCTCTAATATAGAAATTTGGATTAGAATATCTCTTTCAGTTTTCATATTTTGGATGGATTTAATCGTTCTTTATGTATATGTTCAAAGGTTTCATTGAAGCTATAATTACCCCTAATTGTATATTTAACACCTAGGGGTTTAAGATCCCCATTTCGCTCAATTCTATTTAATTTAGGTTGAAATAAATTTCTAAATATATTCATATAGTTGTTTATTTTAAGATTATTTTATAATAATTAAATTCTAGGCACTTAAAATTTCATTCTTATAATATTGAATAAATGTTTCAATATTTGAAACTCTAATTGTATCTCCTAACACTCTATCAGTATAATTACTAATATACTCAATGTTAGCAGATTTACCTTTTAAATTAGTAATCTTGAGTGATCTAATAGCATCCTCATTATTACCTCTAAATCTTAATCTTGGATAAGGACCAGTTATATTTTCAAATGTAACACCCTCTTTTAATTTATCCATTGCCTCTTGAATTTTTAAATCACTCAATATTTTATTAAGTTCTTTAACTTGTCTTTCATACTCCCATCTAACACTAAAGATATCATGCAATTCAACTGATCTATTTTTAACTAAAACATTCAATTGTGAGATAAGTTCTTCATTTTTTTCCAATAATAATTGAGCCACTTTACCAATAACAACCATTCTTTCTAATTCAAAAATAGAATTTTCAGATGTGGTGTAAAATGAAGTTTCAATAACTTTTACATATATTTCATCTGTAATTCTACCATATCCTTCATTAGATGAGATAGTAATCATTTCTCTACCATAATTCTCACCTTCTCTTTTTCTTTTGATATTGAAATAGTTTCTATTACATTCCAAATAAAAACCATTATCTAAAATATTATATTGATTTAAAATTGAAGTTAAAAAATCTACCATTAGATTATTATGATTATTTTCTGTTTCCCATTCTTGGGTTTGAAGTTCTTTAATTTTGCTATCTAATACTTCAATGTTTGAGATAATTTCTTGCTTGTTCATAACCTTTATTTTATTTTATATTTTATATTCTATATAGGAGGTGTAACACCTTGTCACCCCACTCCTTAAACCAACATTGTAAAGATAAGTAAAAAATTTCCAGAGGCCAAGCCTTTAGTGAGAGGGGAGTTAAGGGTTAATCCCAATACCCCACATCTTGTTTAAAATATTCTATATTATCCCGGTTAATATAATTCTTAACCATCAATTTTAACATTTTTATATAACCTGTTTTTTTAAATCTTCTATCATCTTGTTCATATTTCATTTTACTAATATGAAATTTTTTAGGATTATAAAATTTACTTAACCAGTAATCTTCAGAGTTAGATAAACTTTCATCAAACTTTCCATAATTAAAAAACTTATATCTACGAGTCATAAAATATCCCCCAACAGCAAATGGAGTATTAATTGAAATAATTTTATTAATTATATTAAAAGTACCAAATACTAATTTAGCTCTAATAGAGGAACCTTTAGCTTTTATTCTACATGTTAAAAGATCTAAATTTTTCTTCTCCATTATCCTTATATTATAAAGTAGATTATTTTTATTAGGTAATGTACTATCAGCATCTAAAAATAAAATATATTTAGTTATAGCATACTTTGATCCTTCATTTCTACCATAAGCCACTTTACCACCATCAATAAGTTGAATAATAAGCTTTGGAAACATAAGTTTAGATAAAAGTTCTACATGGGTTCGAGTTTCATCAGTACTACCCCCATCTGCTATAATAACTCTTAAACCATCAACTCCATCTTGTTTATATAAACTTGCTAAAGTTTCTGAAATATATCCTACCTCATTATAGGTAGGTATAACTACTGTTAAACTATCTTTTAAAGATATTGACATGATATTTATTTTTTTTATAAATTATATATGAATTATTTTCTATCCAATCACCACAATTCAAATATTGTATTCCATCTATCATTTTATCTTCAGGGTGATGTATATGACCTGAGATGACGGTATTGCAATTGTGAAGTTTAGCTTGTCTAATTAGTTCATTTTCATAATTAGTTATAAATTTTATTGCTTCTTTTACTTTAGTTTTTAGATATTTAGATAAAGATTTTTTTATACCTAATTTTTTTAGAGTATGGTCTATAGAAATAGCTAAATCATAGCCTATAGATCCCAATATTCCTAACCATCTCATTTGTACTACTCCATCATATAAATCTCCATGTGTAATAAGAGTGTTATTCCAAATATACTCATTATGGATTTCAATATTATCAAAATCTACCCCAATATATTCTCTCATGAACTCATCATGGTTGCCTGGTATATAAATCACCTTAGTTCCATTTTTAGAATAAGATAATATTTTCCTAATAGCATTAGTATGGGATTGGGGCCATCTAAATTTTTTTTTCAATAACCACCCATCAATAATATCCCCTACTAGGAATAAGTATTGAGGTTGGTATTGTTTTAATACCTCTAGAACATCTTCAGCCTTAGATCCTTTAGATCCAAGATGAAGATCTGATATAAATAATGCTTCTATTTTCATTTAATCCAAGTAACAATAATGGCAGGCGGCTACAATAACTCTTAGATTATAATAACATTGAGTATCAGCTCTAGATATAGCATTAAGTAGATCATTATTAACTACAGCTTGTACAAATCCTCCACCATGTAGACCTACTTTATCTCTAGTCATCATAACTGAAGCTATAATGGAAATAGTATGCTCGTTATCTACTTCATATTCTAAAGCATATTCTTTTGCTCTAATTTGGTATTGTTTTACTATGTCTAAGGTATCCATAATTATATAGTTATTAAAGTTACAAATGGGATGATATTATTTGAGATATAAGATTGCATTTTAGCTACATCTTCATGTGTTTTTTTAGATGCATAACTAAAACATACTAATTCATGCCGTGATTGATGATATTCAATAGAATTATCACCTCTATTATCACCCTCTTTAGGTATTAGATATATTCTACCATAACCTTCATTATGGTCAATATCATATTCCGGAAAATTATTTTCAATATATTGATAAAATCTTTTATTAATTTGTCTTTTAATTTCAGTTTTAGTCATAACCTTTATTATTTATTTTATTTTATGTTATATATAAGGTGTGTGACACCCTGTCACCCCACTCCTTAAACCAACATCGTAAAGATAAGTAAAAAATTTCCGGAGGCCAAGCCTTTAATGAGAGGGGGGTTAAGGATAAAAAAGAAATTTAAAGATTTATCTTCTTTATGGAAATTCTAATATAAAATATTAATAATTAATTGATTATAAACTATTATCTATATTTTATAGTTATGTGCAAGGCTAAAGAACCTCGACCACACGACCATAAACTTGCTTTGTCCATCCGTTAATTCCACCTTTATTGTTTCCAATAAGCAAACCTTTTTCATTGTTTTTGCCTTTTACCAAGTGAGTGTAAAAATTGCCTTTCACTTTGCAATAAACAATATCGCCTTCATTACAATCTTCCCATTTCGCAGGAGCAAGTTTATGTTCTTGACCTGATTTAATTAAAGGTATCATTGAGTTACCTTTTTCACTTGTAACGAATGTTTCTCCGTTCTCTAATTTTTCTAATTTGTAATTTTTCATTTTAATTAAATTTGCGAAAGCCCAGCACATAACAGCGTGTATAAAAAATGGCGGGGTTTGTGCCATTTAGAAACATTTGTGCTATATTCAACTGTATTGCTTTCAAGTTAATTTTGTGCTTTAATTCCGCCACTTCTTATACACGCAAAACGTTATGGTTAATAAAACAAAAATTATGAGTTTTCATTTTTTATCTTATCATCAATATGCATTCGTAAATCTTCTGTCATTAGTTTTATGATTTCTTCTTCACGTTCCTTACTTGGTACATCGAATAAATCTTCAGGTAACGACTCTGCTTTACCACCATTAATAATCATAAAACCATTCTTTAAATCTTCTCTTTTCATTTGTATAATTTTTAATTTACATACTTATAACAACAAATATATTGCATTAAAACGACAATATATTTGCAACCGTTATGTGTAATTTTTTAACCAACATCTAATTTATATACTATCGTTAGTTGTCCATTTTTTAAAGGACATTTTTCAGGTATATTACCATCTCTACTATTATCTTGTGTAATAATCATATTTTCATACGCACCTTTATCTTTCCAATAAGGATGTTTACACTCCATTCCATCCATAGAAGTTCCAAAAAATGGACAACTATGATAACATTCTTTTATTTTAATTTCCTTTTCCATAATAAAAACTACACATAACAAAGAATATAAGTAATAACCGAGTTAAGCGGTTTATTTAAGTTACTACTTCTATTTAACATTATCTTTAATTCAAATTTTCTACTTATAAATCGGTTACTACTTATACACTCGTCCGTTATAAAACATAAAAATTATAACAACATCAGTAAGCATATTAAAGTGCATATAGTCATTATAATTAATGTAATTTTATCAGATTTATCAATTTTCATAATTTTTACGATTTTATAACAACAAATATAAAACATTGCTGTTGTGGTTTCTATTTACTTATACGTTTGATTTCAAAATTTGTTTCATTTAATTTACTTCAGTGTTGCAACGTTTTTATATTTGCAACCGTTATAAGCAATCCTTACAGTACTTCCAGCGAATGACTTGCTCACCATCATCAAAGGTTTTACTACCATTGTATGAATACCATTTATCAAAGTGGTAAACAACTTCGTACCATTCGCTTAAGCCTAATTCACCTTGATGGGTTATTAATGCCAATACTGGTTCTAATTGATTAGGACTGCTTATAACAGCACCTATATTAAATTGCGGAGTTTCTGCTTCATTCAAATTTTCTTTTTCTAACATAATTCTGTTTTTATTTAAAGTTTTCGTTTTCAAAGTCCGCAACTAAATATAGCTGCGTTCCGTTATAAAACATTTTTCAATACACCAAGTTCCTTTGATTTTACCAAAAATTCTGTTTCATCTTCCAAAGAAAGAGTTGAAAACAAATGATGTTCTACTAAATAAGGCGGTGCATTATATTTAACTAAATCATTTAATTTAGCTTTATCCCAGAATTTCTCAACTCTTTCTTCTTGTTCTTTTGTTAATTTTTCCATATTAAAACGTTTTATAACAAGGTATATGTGAAATACCTCATAAGATTTCTACTAAATTTTAAAGTTTTGTGGTAAGGTACTTCACATATACCCAACCGTTAGTGTTAATAAATTAAAAATCTTCACTTCTTAATATATTATTTGTATTATCATCAACCAAGTTATTTAGTATATATAAAACAAAATCATCATCCTCACTCATTAAGTTTTTTCTAAAATCTTCTCTAATGTGTGAATGTGACAATAATTCTACTAAATAATTTACTAATTCTTCTTTTGTTTTATGTGTATTTGCCATTTCATTTATTTTTAATTTACTATCACTAACATCAGATATATTCAAGTTTTCTTCTGACTCGTTAAATCTTTTTATGTGTTTTAAATCTTTCATAATTTCTATTTTATCCATTCATTATACCCGTACTCTAAAGCCTCTAGATAATCAGTAACCATTAAGTTATCTATACCTCCTTTATTTCCTCCTTCAATTTCTAAATATCTATAAGCAAATTCCATTACCTCATATAATAAACTATGTTCATTAGAATTACTTACCATATAATCAAAATTCTTTCTATATTCTGGAAAATCATCTACTAGTTTATGTTTGAAAGTCCAAAACCAGTTATATAGTTTATTTTCTGCTTTTTCTTGTGTCATGTTTTGTTTATTTATCTTTAAATTAAATTTTAAACTCAAGAATATCTTTTAGGACCTCCGGCAATATTTATATTTCTAATAATATTTCCCCCAGATGATTCGGCGCATACTGAAACATTATCAATACTATTACCAATTGCTTCATAAATTTGATCTATTAATTCATCTGGATAATTTCTACCACATTCAATTGTAATATCATTATACGAGTCTAGTTTTACTCGACATGGTATTTTTGTAACTTGTAATTTTTCTATAATTTGATTAAAATTTTCCATAATCTTTATTTTGTTTATTTTATTTATTTAAATTAAGCCTCAACAATTGATCCTTCAACCGACATAATTACATCTCCAGGTACTAGAAATGATTTAACTCCTCCTTCAACTCCAGTTGTAATAACAACTGTATGCATAGCATAATCTGTTTTACCAACATATACAAATTCTGTTTTAGTACCGTCAAATTCATTTATATGAATATAACTTTTACCTTCTACTAAATCTTTTCTATTTAACTTTTCCATAACCTTTATTTTATGTTATATATAAGATACGCGACACCTTGTCACCCTACTCCTTAAATCAACAGTATAAAGATAAGTAAGAAAAGGTGGGAGGCCAAGCCCCCCCACCAAAGGGATTTTCTCAAACCAATCTTTTCTCATGGTGGTCTGAAGGTAGTTGTAGTTTTTTAATGGGTTGATATTTAACTAGTTTTAAAATATCATCTAGAGAATAAGGTTTCATATCATTTCCATCTACCCCCACATCCAAAGATCTACCTTGACCTAATTTGTGATGCTTAGGCAAGTGAACATGACCATGTAAATGAATAACTCCTTTATTCATATCAATCCAACTTGAAATTGGGTAATGAAATAAACAAAATTGAAATTTTTCATTTTCTCTCCTAATTTCAAGAGATGGAATAAAACTATTAACCGAAGAAAATAGAGACTGTATTTCATCTTTATTTTTTTCAATGTGATGATCATGATTTCCTAATACTAGATGAATGTTTTTACAAATTAGTCTAGATTTAAATTGTTGGATATATTCAAAACCTCCAAAACTCCAATCACCTAAATGAAATAAAATATCATTTTCACCTACTACAGCATTAATATTATCTACAATAGTAGAATTCATTTGCTCCAATGTATCAAATTTTCTAGTTACATTTTCAGCATCTTTCCAAGTGGAGGTAGCAGAACAAATATTAGAGTGATTGTAATGTGTGTCTGAGGTAAAGAATATATTTTGTCCTTTTTGTAGAGTAATTTTCATAATATTATTAAGGTATAATTTCAATTTCAATTTCTTTTATTTCATATTTTACTACCTCACATCCTATTCTATTATAATCTTTAGTATTACATCTAGGTGGAGTTTTCCATCCTGTATGAGTTTTATATAAAATTCTACCCATACCTGGATGTTCACCTTTCCAAATGTTGTATTTCCCTTCTTTGATGACTTCCTCAAACTTATCGATTGCTTGAGGAAAATAATCGGTTTCTAAAAACTTCCCAGTTTCTATATGTCTAATTTTATAAATAAATTTTTTCATAATATTATTTTTATTAGTCTCCACTATCTACTTTAGATATAACTGTATAAGTTTCATCACCATCTGTAACTTGGAATGTATATTCAGTTTCACATCTACCAATAGTTCTACTAGTATTTGAACCTTCAATTTTTAATTGTCTTAAGTTATTATAAGCTTCAACCATTCTTTCAGAATAGTACCAACCGTTCTCATATCCTAAATTGATAACATTATCTTTAACATTCAATTTACCATTTGTAATAATTTCACTAATTTTCATAACCATATTTTTTTTAAATTTCAACATCGTAAATTTAAGTAAGGAAAGGTGGGAGGCCAAGCCCCCCACCAAAAAAGTTTTCCTTAGGTTTGAAAAATTTAATAAGGATTAGCCAATCCTTCTTTAATTAGCATTTCATTAACAGATATTTTTTCTTTTGGGAGGAAAATAGTACCTAACCATCTACCAAATTTTTCTTGTTTATCTCTTTCAGTATGTAGAATAACTTCTTTATTCAGAATCAATTCCCTTAATCTATCTCTAGATATAAGTCCTTGAGGTTTTTCAATACCCCTTAATTCAGGAGCATCAATACCTGTTAATCTAATTTTCATTTCAAAATTGATTCTAAAACCAAGATCAACTAATGCTGTTACTGTATCGCCATCGTATACAGAAATAATTTTTGCTTTGTAAGTGTACATAGGATATAAATTTATTTTTTTAGAAATATTATATTAGTTTGATAATGGAAGTTTAATTGAGGGGTGTGATTGATAATTAAATAATATGAAATCATCCGGAGTAAAATCAGTAAGATCTTTATTATATTCTCCTTCTCTATAATCTAAACATAATTTAGGTAACTCAAAAGGTTCTCTATTCAATTGTTCTTTAATAAGTTCTATATGATTTAAATATAGATGAGTATCTCCTAGATTACCTATTAATTCATCAGGTACCATATTTACTTCTTTAGCAATAATTTCAAGTAATAAGGCGTATGAAGCGATATTAAAAGGAAGACCTAATCCTACATCTACACTTCTTTGATTCCATGCTAAACTTAAATAACGTTTATCCTCTTTTTCATGTGAATAACATTGAAACGAAAAATGACAAGGAGGTAAAACCATTTGGTCTAATTCTCCAACATTCCAAGCATTAACCATTAATCGTCTTGAGTCAGGATTTGTTTTAAGGTCATTAATTAGGTTTTGTATTTGGTCTATTTGTCTAACAAGTTTTGTTTTTTGTGGATCACTCATAGCACCGTTAGGATATAAAGTTATTCCATTTTCATACATTATCCAACTTCTCCATTGCTTACCATAAATTGGTCCTAAATCTCCCCATGTTTTGGCAAACTCCCACTCATTTTGTTTAATTTTATTAATAAATTTTTCTTGACTTAATGGTTCTGTATCTACTGTTAATTTTAAATAATTCTTATAAGCATCACCATCCCAAATATGACAACCATTATCAATTAAGAATTTAATATTTGTATCTCCTCTTAGAAACCATAGTAGTTCTGTTACTATACCTTTAAAAAACATTTTCTTACTGGTCAATAATGGAAACCCATCTGACATCTTATGTCTTATTTGTCTACCAAATATTGAAATAGTACCGGTGTTTGTTCTATCTTTTTTTTCTATCCCATTATCAAGAATGTCTTGGAGTAGTTCTTGATATCTTTTATCTATGTTATTCATTTTTAGTTTCTTCTAATTTTTTCTTTAATTCTTCTTTAACTCCCACCCAATAATTTACCCACCTTGAATTAGCAAAATGACAATCATCATTAAGTTCATCATCCATTTGCATAAAATCTATAATAGCTTCTACAGCTATAATAGCACATTCAAGACCTTCTTTCCATCTAACAGGAATTGATACAATACCGGTCTGTCCACCATTATTAGGTAATGAGAGGTAATATCTCATATGTAATTTATGAGCCTGTTCTTGTGGTGTCATAGTTTCTTATTTTATCAAAATCTTCTTCAGATAGTATTATTTCAGTATCAACTACTCTACCTCCTAATAATACTGACCAGGCATCAATTAATCTATCTCTCCATCCTTTGACAGCGTAAGATTTATAAGTTGTAATATAATATTCAGGTTCATCCTCATACTTATCAATTGACATACATGAACAATTATCAGTACATTTAACTATCAGTTCGCTCTTTTCCATCCCAGTATTCAAAGTTTTTATCTTCTAATTTATCAAATTCTATTTTTAGATCTTCAGGCAATTTATCGTAGATATGTTTATAAAAATCTTCAACTAATGAGTAATTTTCTTTTAGTTCTCGTAAATATGTTTGCTTATACTCGCAACCGTCTTCCATAGTACACATATAAACAGAACAACACCCTGTTTCACCACATGCAGTACATACTTTACAATAAGGTGAATATTCCTCTTCTTCAATCATATTGCTTCACTATAGTTTTTTTTTAGATTCTTTTCTAGTACCATTAAGTCCTAATATCGGGTTTTTTGTTTTAGTATTAGTTTGAAATTCAAATACTGGACCTGTATACTCATAAGTTCTTTCTATAGGATCTTTACCCCGTTGGTAAGAATATTCTGTTATTTTTCTTTGACCACCCCATGATCTAAAATCAGTGGAAGTAACTCTAACCCATCGTTCTAATTCATGGTGATATATTTCTAAAATACCATTTTCATTATAGGGATTTAACAGTTTACCTGTGTTACCTCTCTTTTCACCACTCATAACATTAAATTTTTATTCTTCGAATTAATATAATTATTCATTTTTATATTTCCAAACATATCCTCCTGCACTTTTAGATTTTCCTCTTAAACATTGACTGATATTATCATTTTTGATTCCTGTTTCTATCATAGCATCCGTGGATGAAGGATATTCTTTTATAAAATTAAGATTAATATCATATTGAAGTATGGATTTTTTATTAGCCTTAGATATAAGAAATTTATGATTATCTGTGAATGTATAAGAACTATGTTGTTTACTTTCAGATATTTTTTCACCCCAAGTAAAAGAATTATTTTTATAAAATTGTAATTTACTTTTACTTTTATTATCTCTTTCAATTTGACTAACTTCTCTTCCTATTAATTTTTTTCTTCTTTTTTCTATAGTTTCAGGGGATTGTTTATTACCTTTAAGTTTCATACTAATTAATTTTTTAGTTTCATCACTTAATCTCCCATTTCCATGTCCTAATCTACATACTAATCCATTATCTCCTAAGACATTTAATTTTTCTCCCCAATAATATTCTCTTTCATCTAAATCTTTAAGATCACAATATTCTAGTATTAGAAATTTATGATTTTCAATCCCATATTTCTTAAAAGAATAATATAATTTTCTTTGTTCTTTAATATGTTCATAATTATTATAATAACTTCTTAATCTTAAATTAAAATTTGAAGTTTGCCCCACATAAATTTTTCCTTGTGGATTTGTAAGACTATAAATTCCAGATTTAGAAGGAACACCTTGACATTTTTGTTTAACACTCATATATTTTTATTATAAATATTCAAATATTAACTAGAAATGTCAAGATATAACTAAAATTTTATAAAAGAAGATTTTTATCTTCTAAGAAACACCAAAATCTACTTAACCATAAATCAATTTTTATATCCTCAATTACATCATCAGGTTTAAAACCATCTAGTCTTTTATCTGAGATGTATGCTATGCCCAGATCACAAAAATCTCTTGCAGATTCAGTATTACCAGATTTGAAAGCTTGTTTAGCCTTATATAGGCAAGTATGTAGAATTTGTTTTTCCGTAACCATTTTTATTTAATTTTATATTTACTAATTAGTCCTTTTATAGGATTATCTCCTATTACTACTTCTTTAATATCTGCTTTTACCGGAATGCCCGGGGTAATAAAATTACAATCTAATAATTCATCAATAGTTTTATTTTTAAATATTTTAATTTTAAATTTAGGATTTGCTTGAGTAGATGTTGTAAACACCACACCTACAGATGCTTTAAGTCTTTCGCTTGATCTAGCCATTTTTTTCTATTGATTTAATATGCTTACAATTTCCTCGTGATCTAAAACTTCCAGGGCAATTACATCCATATTTTATAGAACCATCAATATTTTTATATCTTCGAGTTATATAAATTTCAGTACCACTTGAAGATTTAAATTCAAATGTTTCAATTTCAGTTTTAGGTACTATAATTTTTACTTTTACCCATTTAATATCTTTTAAAGTAGTAGTATTGGGTACTTCTTTCCATCCTGGAACAATATATGTTTTACCATCTTTATAAGATGTATATAAACTAGGTGGTAAAGTTGGATGTGTATATTTAATTTTATTCATCTCTTACACCTGCGTTATATTCTAATAAAATTAATTCAGCTGTTTCTTGATCAACCCATACTTTATTACTGGAGGGAGAAATATGTCCTATGTAATATTCAAAATTACAACATATTAAATCTTCTAATGTTACTACTTTAGATATAACCATAATTTTTAAATTTTCAACAGTATAAAGATAAGTAAGAAAAAACCAAAAGCCAAACCTTGACGGAATGGCTTTTAAAAAAAGATTTACCAAAACAAAATATTTACTTTCCTCCTTGTCCCCTATAAAGTTTGGTATAATTTTTATTATGTTTAGTTGTAGAAACTTTAGTTTTAGCATGGACCCCAGGTCGAGTTACTTTAGATCTTCTAGGAGAAAAAGAATTAGATTGTGTTTGTTTAGTGGCCATTATTTTTTCATTTTTATTTTTTCAGTTTTATTTTTAATAGACTTTATTCCATCTACTATTTTTTGACATCTTTCATAATCTTCAAATCGTTCCATTATAGGAAGATTTTGAGTAAGTGTTTCTTCTATATCTTCTCTATCTAAAGCTAAATCAAAAATTATATCTTCATCTTCAGCATATATTGAGGCTATAGGGATAACCTTTTTTTTAGTTTTAAGATTTTCAAGTGTTACATCTACTACAATACGAGATAGATTATAATCTCCTTTTATAAACATTGACTCAACTTCTTGAGCATTATTATAAACTAAATTATGTTTAAATTTCATATTAGAAAATATTTAAGAAGTTAGTACTAAGTTTTTTTTCTTTCAATTTATTAAATTTTTCTTCGTTTTTTAACATTTTAGTACCTAATCTTTCTAAGTATTTAGCTTTTATAGTTTTATAATTGCTAGTTATATATTTATGTTTATCTTCTAAAGATTTCATATTCTACTAATATATTGGTTAACATCATCTTCATCCATATCCAATCCTAATTCTTTTAAACGTTGTAAGTGGTATGAATCTACTTCCCATTCCACAGCATCTGTAGTTCCAATATGTTCCTGATATGATTCAATATGCTTAATATCTTTTTCATTAAATATATTACCTACAGTTAGAAAATAATGGTTATAGCAAAGTAATTCTACATTATTTAAAGAGTAATTAGAATTATTTCCATCTTTAAAATGAAGAAGTAAAGGTATTTTATAATCAAGAACTCTACGTTCTTTAAACCCACATAAAGAACATTCCTCTGATAAATACCCATGCTCTATCATTCTGTACTTCAATTTAGCAGGTTCAAAATGAGCGGCTGATACTCTACCTTCTATTATATCTAATAGAGCAGGTTCTTTTTTACTGTTTTTTAGAAATTTAGGAATACCTTTACCACATTGATTTTTATGTAAATCAAATAAACTTTTCCCTGTTACTTCGTCTTTATATAACTTAGCAAATTTTTTATAATGCTGGTATGAAACATGTAGATAACGTGAGGCAGCTAAATTGGATTTAGTTTTAGCGTGGGCTGCTAATATTTGTTGTTTACTAAAGGGTTTAGGTTTGGGCACTATTAATCTTCTTTAGGATTAATAAAGGTTTTATTTACTGTTATATCTTTTTTATCAAAAGATAAAAACTCTGCTTTATTTACTTTACGTTTATTAATTAACTGTAATGTTAATTCTTCTTGTTTTTCATATTCCATGAATTCTTGTTCACTCATAATAATGGTTTCATTCCATGTATGATCACCTTCTCCTTTTTGTACTGTAATTGCTCTTTTTTTACCTATTAGACCATATTGGTCAGAGCATTTTACACAAAAATCATATCCAAATTTAATTTTTCTAAGCTCCGGCATATCATTGCCACACTTAGAACAAGAAATCATTTCCAATGTCTTTAATTTTTTAATTGTTACATTCATATCTTACAACCATTTTTAATTTTTTATAAATATAATAAAGAAATTTAGGAAATCAAAGCTTTATTAGAGAATTTTGATACTCATTCATTGCTTTAATCTCCAGAGTTAAATTTCCTATTTCAAACTTTCCTATACTGCCATTATCTTTAATGATATCTGGAAGCTGTTGGATTAATTGAAAATCCTGATTAGTGAAAGTTTCTCTATTAATTTCAACTATTATTTCATTGGTTATTATTTCAAAGGGAGTTGATTTAACTTTTTTAGATAAGTCAATTATAGTATTAGGCTGCTCTTTATCTAGATAAAAAGAAGTTAATACTTGCATTTCATCATCTATTAAGAGATTAGAACACCAAGGTTCAAGCAATTCTAGAAATTCTAAATTACAATGATTAATTTCAAAACCTATATCATATTTTTTATTATAAAGAGAATTTCTAAAGCCCCACTTACGAACAAAATTTCTATTAGATTGTATTTCAAATTGATTAGTAAACGTTTTATATTCCTCAGAAAATCTTGATGTTTTACTTACAAAATGATAACATATAGCATCTAAGGATGTAAACATATTCATTCCTATTAATTCAAATCTTTTAATTAAATCATCATCCTCACAAAACATAGGATTAAATAAATTATCCATCCCTCCAATTTCAAGTAAAATCTTTTTAGGCATACACATAAAAAATGTTATTCCCGATTCTATTTGGTTTGAGTATTCTATTTGTTTTTCTTTAACAAACATATACATCTTTTCTTTATCAAAGGACTGTAAATCATATCCTAAATCTTGAATTATTTTACCTGGTCTTTCATGCCCTGAAAATATAGGGGGTTCAATAGTTGTATATGAGACAGCATTATTTGGCCCTAAATGTTTTTCAATATTTTCTAAAAAATTGGGAGCTAATATAATATCATTATGGAGATATATTACATAATCTTTAGTAGCTAATTCACTTGCTTTATTAAATGTATCTGAAAATGTTTTTTGTTCAATTGAATAAAAATATTTCACATTAGGATCGTTTAATTTATCTAACCATTCATGAGTTCCATCAGTTGAACCATAACTCACAAAACATATTTCTATCTCAGGATAAAGTTCCCTAGTAGTTATATAAAAGTTTTTATTATAATCTAAATTATTTTTTAGACCTACTAATAGTGATATATTCATATTTTTAGTATTTTTTATAAAAATCTTCTATTGAGATGAGATTTATTAATTTATCCCGATTAATATCAAAATATTTATAAGTTAGACACTTATCTAAAGATGCATCTGTGTATAATTTTTGGATACCTTTCTTCACTACTCCCACTCCCCAATCTATATCTACAACACACATTTCTAAATTTGGATCAGTACATCTCAATTTAACAATGGATTTCCAAACATCTCCATTCCATAATCCTGTCACTCTAGGCACTAATTGCATTTCATATTCAGGAGGATTACAGTCATGTAAAATAATAAACCCATTATCTACAATATGATTCAAAGCATTTTGAATATCCTTATCTACTTGAAAGGAATGATGTAGACCGTCAATAAAAATCATATCATATTTAATATCATGACCCTTGATTAATTCAAAAAAATCATCAGAAGATATTGGATAATTTATTTCCGGGTAATAACCACCACCTACCTCAGAACCTGGATAAGGATCAACTCCATCCTTATGTGGTGCTTTTATTTTTCGGATACATAAAGCATCATTAACTCCTATCTCTAGGTAATTAATAATTTTATATTTCTCAATTAGATAATTCATTAAGTCCCATCTTTGGGGATTATTTTGATCTAAATATCTTTCTATAGTAGATTTTTTCATTTTATTAAAACCATTGATGAACTTTAACTCCTAAATTTATAATATCATTTATTAATTTTTGTCTTGTTTCTGAAGATTCTAAAGGCATAAAACGTTCATGAAATTCAATATATATTTCGTTAACACGAGTGATAGTATTATTTTCTATCATATGCCTCAAAACAAAAAATTCACTTCCTTCTATATCCATTTTACAAATTATATTTGAATCTTCAGGAAGTTCAGATACAAATTTACTAAAGTTTATACTTGGAATTTTAATTTTTTCTTCATATCCTGGGTAATTAAAACCAATACCATCGATAGATGAAGCCCAACCATCTATATCTGAGTAACCATCAGTTGGGGAACCTGTTTTATATTTTTGATGATGTTCTTGATTAAAAAATACAAACCCATCTTCAATCCATACTGCCTTATTATAAGGAGTAATATTTAATGGAAGTTGCTTAATTCGTTCTTCTATATTACATGCCGGATTTGCTTCAAATGTATGTATCTCGAATGTATCATTTATAATCCCGCTATTATAAAATTCAATTAGACCCTCACATAAATGTGTTCCACAATCTAGAAAGATATTTTTCATATTAATTATTTTTATAAAATTTTTCTATCTCAAACTGAAATATTCTTTCAGATTCTTCTCTATATTTTATTCTATTATTCAGAGGATTTAAATATTTTTCATAATTATTTACTCGATATTTAAGATTTTCAGCTATTACTAAATTCTCAGTTATATATTGTTGTATATCTGTTCCTTTGGATTTTAATAATTTACTGCATTCCATTATGTATGTGTCATCTGGACCATATGATCCCATCGAATCCGGCAGTTTTATTAGTCTTAAAAGATTAGAGGATATCAAATTAAACCATCCTCCTCCAAATTTAATGGTAGGAATTGGTTTTAAATTAATATCTCCGTAATCCTGAGTTATAGTATTGTATGGATCTTTTGGGTTATTTTGTTCCCATTTATCATTTATATAATGTTTATTTACTAAAACATCCCAACTTGAATCCCATAATCTGGATATTTGAGGAGATATTATATAATATTGATTATCCAATATTGAGGCTGAATCTAATAATATTTTTAGAGTATGGGGGAGAAAAATTATATCACAATCCAACCAAATAAAATTATCAATCTTATTATGTTTTTCAGCACTTGTCCTTCTCTTATCCATACATCCTAAACAAGTATTATCTTCATTTATATCTGATATTACTTGGCACCAGTTAAATAATTGTAGAATATTAATATATTTGTCAATAAAGAATTGTTTTTTAATTTGAGAATTTTCCCAGTCAGTTAGATTTAAATTTAGAGTAACATCAACAATTATTTTATCTTTAGAATTTAAATATGCACTTCCTATTTTTAATTGTTTTGCTTGCCATTCAAACCAATCTATTTCATAGGGCATTAAATGCATAACAATTTGAGTGATCATATTTCGTTATAAAATTTATTTTGTTTTTCTTGTTTTTCTATAGTTTTGGGGTGATATAAAGAAAATATTTCTTCAGCCGGTAATATAACATAAGTTTTAAAACCATCTAATCTCTCATGAACCTTATTTACCCATTTTATTTCAGGTTTATTTTTCCATATTCTCCATTGGTAATCCGGATAATTGATCCTATTTTTTTTATCTATTCTCCATCCCCATTTTTGAATATGTTCTTGAGTAATACCATCTACAGTATTAACTCTAGGCGTTAGATACACGTCAACTTCCGGGTTAGACTCTAATATAGTAGGTAATATGGAGGTGAGATATTCATGGGGGATTTCATCAGCATCTATATTAAAAATATAATCACCATTACATAGACTAGAAAGTTTATTTTTCCAATCTGCAAAGTTATTATTAAATTCTCCTTTATGCCAATTAAATTCCCCATTTATAGAATGTGATCTTAAAAACCATTCTATTTCTTCATCTCCATTTTTAGAATCGTATAAAACAACGATTTCATCTTTAGATCTTTTATTTTTTAGAAGGAAAGTAATTAATTTCTGTATTTCAGTAAATTCATTACAGACGGTAATTGCGTAACTTATTTTCATATCCTAAATATAAGAAATTAATTCTTACAATCCAAACTATTAAGGTAAAATCCCAATATAACTTAAAGCCTCTACAAAATCTCTTTCTTCAAAATGTTTTATGGTGGACATATCTGTTCGGTGCTTAGCATTCTTATATTTCTTTTTCTCATCTTTTAATACTAGGATAGCTTTAACACCTGCCCATCTCCAATTATCTCTACCAGTTCCATCAGCAAATACCATCCCTTTATCTTTTATATTAATATAAGTGGGAATCCACATTTTTCCAGTATGTTCTTCTTCATCTATTAAAGATTTATACAAATCCGGCAGAATTGGGAGTTGTTCATTTAAAAATTCAGATCCAGATTTCATTAAGGAATTAGATGTAAAACCACACCCATAACAAAATTCTAATTTTATTTCAGAATTAATTTCTTGGGTATAACAAGCATCACTTCCACATCGACTGCATTCTATTAGATCATCATATTGCATATTATTCTATTTTTTTAAGTTTAGGGAGTTCTATTTTTTTAAGATTGGGTAATATTAATTGTACTTGTTTAGGAAATTCAGGAACATTTTTTTCTAATATATTAGAGATAAGTTCTTGCATTTTTTCAAAACTAAAATTACTTTTAGAATATTGTTTTTGCTGTTTTCCCCCCAAAGTATACTGTTTATATTTTTTACTATAAGTATCTTTAAGATGTCTTCCTATTTCAACGGTGTTGGGTTTAAACCATTTACTTTCTTTGATTAACCAATTATTAGCAGCACTAGGATGAACATCTTCTAGTTCCCCAGAAATTAAGGTACTTAGATTTTGTTTTAAAAAATCAGTGTGACCACTCCAATTACTAGTGATAATAGGTTTACCTGTTAAACTAAATTCTAACAATGGTCTACCAAATCCTTCACCTTTAGTTAAACTTACCATAACTTTAACTTTGGGGTGGTTATACAATTCATTCATTTCAAAATCACTAAATTCTCCATTTATAAGATAGATATTAGGTAAATCAGAGGAATTAACTGATTCTCTAATGATTTTAATTCTATCTAATATTTCATCCCTACTAATATAGGATTCAACTCCGATTGAGGTTTTTAAAATTAAAGCAGGTTTTAGAGGTTTGTTCTTAAAAACTTCATAAAAAGATTTAATTAATAAAGATACATTTTTTCTATCATGACCAAAATCTCCACTCATCCAATGCCCTACAAAAAGATAACAAAATGACTCTTTAATTCTATCTAAGTTAATTGTTTTTATTTCTTTGGGTTCAATATGTTTATAAACATCCAAATCAACACCTTCAAACACTACTTCAATAGGTTTTTCTAATTGGAGTAATCCTTCAACAGCATTAGTCTGTTTATTTCTTCTCTCATATTTACTATTTTCAAAAGTTTGTTTAGCAAAATTAGATGAAACACAATTCATGTCCATTCTATTCAATCCCTCAATCCATTCAGCTTTACATAAGGTGGCTTCTATACCTGCTGTTACTCCTATATTATATTTCCCCATAGGTTGAAACTCATTAGGTATAGTAATTTGCATCCAAATATCAGGCTTTTGAGTTAGTGCTCCTTCTAATTTATAATTATGAAGATATGCCCATTCTGGATTATTATCACAAAATCCCCAAGCTGTAGCTCCCCATTTTTGAGGAATTAATTTGACATCATATTTGTCTAGATTTATAACGGCTTTAATAATATCACGAGCTCGAGCACCATAGCCACTTAAAGTATCGTATGGTGAAGATATAACAAAAACTGGTTTATTCATTAATAATATAATTTATGGGGTAAAAACTTTCCTTTATATTCTGTGGCATTTACTATTTCATATTTTTCTCTTGGTTCCCAAGTAACAAATAATTCTTTAAATGCCTCTATAACACGTTGGGCTTGATACTCAGATGTAAAACCTGCTTCTTCTCCAATAGCCCATTCTCTTCCTTTCAATCCTCTTTCTTTACGTTCTTCCTTAGACATATAATAAATTTCTTTAATTCTTGCAGTTGCATCTTCCCATCTACATCTATCATCATAGATGTAAGGAGTAGTTGGAGAACCTTGTATTGATCTAGAGGTTGGATAAACAGGTAATACCCAATTGCCATGTTTTTTAAGAGTTCCATTATGGTTAGAAGGTAAGTCAGCAGTTGGAGTAAACCAATTTCCATTTTCATCTTCAAATCTCATTTGATCTTGCATTCCCCCTGTAACATTAGCTATAATTGGAGTACCAGATAAAATTGCTTCTGTTATTGTCAAACCCCATCCCTCATTAGAAGTTAATAATATTTGAGCATCTGCTATATTATATAAGTAATTTAATTGGGTAGGGGATAATTTCTGAGTGGAAAACTTGATAGCTTTAGGATAACTTTCGTCAAAGAAATATTCTTTAACTTTTCTCAAATTAGTACCATGCTCACTTATTTCTTCAGTATGTAATACCATTTTACACTTATCTGCTTTTTCCTTAGGTAAACTATCAAGAAAAGCTCTAAATGCTAACATAGTATCAGGGATTTGTTTTCTTCTAATATTTCTAGAATTGAAGAATAAAACAAATTCTGGTTCTTCATTGTTGAAGAAATCTTTTTTAAATTTCTTTAATTCCGGGTCTTCATCTTTTAAAGGTCTGTAAATACTAGGATCTAGACCATGGGGGATATATTTAATAATTTTATTTTTAGCTTTATCACCTAAAACTAATTTATTAATATTAACGGTTTGTTTAGATATCCCCATCAATAAATCACAAGCCTCATAATAAGGTTTATTATACATTGGAGCTGGATAATCATCCCATATATTGAGATAAGCTATAGGAATATTTTTTCTAATTTCTTGTTCAGCATTAAATAACCAGATGAAATATCTAGGATCAGTGATCAACATTATAGCATCCGGATTTTCTAGTTTTATTATTTGACGTAGAAATTCAATATCTCCATACCCATTAATAGGATACATCATAACATAGGAATCATCAATACCCGCTACTTTGTTACTTTCAATACTTAAATCTAGTTTTTTACCTTTATCGGGATGATTTATAGCTCCTCCAATATTAACCCAATTAAAATGATGGCAGGTATGTAGTACAATTTCTTTAGCTATTGTTGCAACCCCAGAATGTACTCTTATATCATCACTGATTAATATAATTTTTTTCCTATTATCTTTAGGAATATAATCAAAACTTTTATTCATACATTAAATTTTTATAAATCTGTAATATTTTGGTTAGTTATCTTACGACGGAATTCTTCATCTGTAAGGTACAAATAAATAGCCCGGTCTGCAAGTTTTTGGAAACTAAACTTTCTTTTGACACATTCGATTTTGAAATTTTCAAACAAATCGGTTTGAATTTTTACACTAGTTAAGATTAGGTCTTTAGCCATAATTTTTATTGTTTAATTAAATTAGTTATATACTTATATAGTAATAAATATATACAGATTATTAAAAAATAATACCTTCACCACAATTCTTTTTATCTTCTTTAAAAGGACAAAAGTTACAATTCCATTTACTTACAATTTTAGGATATTCTTCTTCTCTTACTTCTCCATCTGTAGTAAAACATTTTTTTATAAAACTATCTAAAAGAGATTTAGCTTTAGATATTTTAATTTTACCACTAGCAGGAATAAAAGTTTGAACTCTATATGCTTGATGAGGGGATAAAATATTCTCATCATCCCACTTTAATACTTTTCTCTTAACAATAAAAAATTCTATACTAATGCTATCAATAGGAATATTGTATTGTTCTGAGAAGAAGTGTTTATATAGAATTAATTGTGCAAGTTTATTTTCATCTTTTTTTTCTTTATCTCTCCATCCATTTGTGCTAGTTTTTATATCAATAATTTTAAAGGTATTGGTAGGCTCATGATATAGCACTATATCTAAAAATCCATTATAAAGTACATTACTATACATTTTATTAGGATTAATTACAATGGGTACTTCACAACCTACTAAGTACCACCCCCTTTTAGAGAAATATCTACTTTTTTTCTTTTTTAACCAGTTTAAAATTTCAACTCCATCCTCAAAAAATTCTCTCATTTCTTCAGCTGAAGAAAAATGTTGTTTGTTATTTGAGTTGTATTGAGCTTTATATTCATCTACAAATTTTCCTTGAAATATTTCTTCCAAATCTAATCTATCAGCTTCAGCTCCACTATTTGAATACATTACATTAAGATAATGCTGGATTGTTTCATGGATGGCGGTTCCAAATACTGTATGGATTGAAGAAGTAAATACTTTAATTCTGTCTTTATATTGCAGTTTCCATCTATGAGGACAACTGTTAAATAAAGACATTTGAGAATAAGAAATTCCTTTTTGGTAAGCATAATTCACAGGTTGTGGAGTAGCTTTTTGAATTTCTTTTACGATCTTAGGTATTTTTTTAGCCAAAATATTATTATTTTTTCCACTTTCCTTCAATTACTAACAT